TGGGGACTATCTAGCCACTCTTCAACGAACTGTTCGTCGTAGGTTACAACATCACTCCAAGAGTTGAAGCTGTATCCATGAAGAAGCCCTGTATGGTTAAACATATACATTAACTGGTCAGCTACTTTCTTATAAGTATCCCAACCAACTTCTGAGGCAATTTCTACATCACCATAACTATATGTCTGTACACCATCTGTACCTGAATCTCTATCAACTGTTTGAGCGATAGGTGGAGCGATCTCAGGTGTGCAAGTAAAGCCTTCTCGGTCTTTACTGCGATATGAACAGCTTGCGGTAGGAGCAATAGCAAATGCTCTCTCCATATTATATTCTCTGGCAACATCAGCCGCACTCTGAATGCCTTTATAAAATTCTGCAGCTAATAATCCAGCTGTACCAAGTCCAGGTATGCCATCATTAGTAGCTTGTAATGCATCACCAAATTGTTCGTAGGTGATATTGTTTTGTTTAAGGAGATTTGCTAAGCCAAGTACTCCGAGTCCAACCTGCCTATCCGTTGACGAGGGGAGGTATTCTCCAGAAGCATCAACGCCTGTTTTGCTATGGAGGTCGCACAAACTTCGCATACCTTCAACAAAACCCTTTGACACGTCGGTGATTGTACAGGCACCGAGATTAACGTGTTGGAGGAGGCAAGTTCCTCGTGATGGCAGGTAAACCTCAAGACAGACGTTCCCTCTGATTCTTTTTCCATTTTTATCGTACTTAGTTTTGTTTAACCATATGTCACCTGACCTGATGCCATATATCACTGCATCCCTTGTTGTTTGATCAGCGTTCTTCCATTTCTCGTCGTTGATGTTGACACATCTTTTGACCCACGGGAGTTCTGATCTAGGAGTAGTAATGAAGTCAATAATATCAGGATGATCCAAGTCCAAATGAAGAACGCACGCGCCCTTCTTGAATCTCTGTCCACCACGTCTTAGTATGTCATTTAAAGATGAATAGATTTTTCCGAACGATACTGGTCCAGAAGCATTAAGACCTTTTCCATTTTCACTTCCTTTGGGTCTGAGCTTCGATAGATGGACAGCAACGCCTGCTCCATATCTGAGTGCATGAGAGACGAATCTCCACGATGCTTCGATTCCATTTGGTCCCTCCATCGAATCTTCGACGGTAAATACAGTGCATGACACTGGAAGGCGGGATTCGGGGTCATCAATCCAATTCTGAACTCTTCCAGTTCTAGATATTAAATTTGTTGTCATTAGACGAGATCAGTTAATGTAGGTGGTTTGTAATTTTTGCTCTTTAATACTTTTCCGTCTTCCCTATAGATAGGCTTACCGCCTGCATCTAGTTTTGACATATTACTTGCATGGACTCGACGTAGAGCTTCGTCTAAATCCCATCCCATATTTGCTGCGTATTGGTAGCAGACATATACGAGATCACTGAGTTCTTTAATAGCTTCCTCATGCAGGGAAAGGCTATCTCTAAATAACATTCCCTCTGCTTCTAAAAATTCTTTAAACTCTTCAACGATCAAATTCTTTTGCAAAGTTCTGGAAGGCAATGTCTGGGAGTTCTTCACGCCGAATGCATTCCTGAACTCTTTTGCTTGTTCTAAATTCGACTTCATTTTGTAGGTAGTGGATGGCTTTTTCTAGGTCTTCTATATCATCAAACTTATGACCTGCTCTACAGACATATTTGATTACGTTTCCGAGGTGGAAGTTTAGTTCTTGTTGACGAATAAAATCCCAGACTTGGATGGATCCACGCCTGTAATATTCGGGTCCATGGTCATTGGTGGTTTCGGCCATTTTGCTAGTAAGTTATTTAAACTATTGATCAATACAAAGTTTTGTTTTTGTAGTGCTAAGAAGACGGTTTTAATGTCTTCTATATCTGTCTCTGGGCTGTTTATACCGTCTTTTAATAGCCTTAACTTTAAATCTTGTTCAACTGTTAATGCAGTAATCGGCTGTGGGATTCCAGAGTACGGGTTCCCTTTTTTCATGGTCATAATCCTCTGTAGTTAAGATTTTTGCTAGACGTGCATTAGTTAGTGCAACTTCCTCTGATAAATCTTTTTCTTTAAAGGCATCTATAACTGTTTTCCAGCTATAACCATGCTCTTCAAATAAAGCAGTAGCTCTTTTAACTCCTATACCTGGGACACCTGAATATCCATCAGTATTATCTCCAGCCATAGTTTGAATAAGATGCCATTTAGCTCCCTCTTCTTTCGTGATTGTGAAAGCTTCATCGAAGTTATAAAGCATCCCTGGTATCTGTTTCATATCCTTATCAGGACTAATAATGATATTGCCAGGATTTTTTGTGGCATAAATCCCCATAGCATCATCAGCTTCTAACCAAGGCATCCGTATTACATCAAACTCAGTCTTAAGTTTTTGTATAACACGTTTATACCCACAGGGTTTCTTCCGATTTCTATGTCCTTTGTAATCAGCTTGTATATCTTTTCTAAAGTTACAGCTGTCACTAAAGAACAGTATAAGATCGTCAAATGATCCAAACTTATTTTGAATACGTTTTAGTTCTCTTTTCACACAAGCATAAGCTTCACTGAAAGTAGAAGTAACTACAATAACGTCATCTCCAAAGTCGATCTCTGATTCTGCAGCTGCACAACATTTATATACGGTGAAGTCTGCATCAATTAATAATTTCATAAGTTAGTGGACCTCAGACCAGTTCCTACCAGACTTAGCTTCAGCTGCTATAGGAACTCTGAGTTTGTAGTACTCACCTGCTTGAGCTGCAGATAATTCAAGTAGGAACTTGAGATCTTCTACATCCTCTTTTTTACATTCATATTGAAGTTCATCATGTACGAATGCTAGTTGGTGAGCAGTTGGTGGTAAGTTTTCATGTGTAATTTGTAGCCATTTCTTTGCGATAGTCGCGGCTGATCCCTGCAAGAGAAAATTTAATGCCTTATGTGGACTATCAACTAAAAGCTTTCTTCCGTCGATAGCCAAGATCGAGCCTGTAGAAGACCTCCTCTTAACAGCCGATAACAGCTCTGATAATCCAGGGATGGCTTGGATGAAGGCATCACGAATTTCTTTTCCTTTAGTTGCTGCCTTATTGTCTGATAATTGTTTGTCATAAGTTTTCCCTATACGTCTTGCTGATCCGCCATAAAGAAAGCAATAAGTTACTCCTTTAACAGCTCGTCTACTGATCCCAATTTTATCGGCATTGACTTGGTGAATGTCCCCGTTGAGGAGGATTTCTGAATAACGTCCTCCATCATATCTAGCGAGGTAATGCGCGAGCATCCTGAGTTCAATGCCACTAAGATCAGCCCCGCACATAACCATTCCAGGCGAGGCGGTAAATAGTTTTCTAAATTTTTCATCTGATGGTACTTGAGCTAGATTTGGTTTTCTATGAGCGCATCTGAATGTGTTTGTAGCAACTGAACAGTGATGGTGGATTCTATTAGACGTCGTACATAGCTTCAGCCATGCGTTCACGCCTACTGATATCATCCCTAAAGCCTTTTTCAGTTCCAGGCATCGAAGAAAATCCAGTGCAATATCCGTCCCAATGTCCTTCAAGATAATTTCGTCTACTACGGGCTTGCCGTTCGAGCTTATTGATAAGGGTGTCCATCCATAATGAGTAGTCAGTATCCATGCAATATGATCTCGTGATGTAGGGTTTAGCTCTTTAAGTCTGATGCTTTCAGCACCAGTGTAAAAGCCTTGGGTCCGATTATTTCGTTTAGGAGTAAATACTGATCCGGCAACGAAAGGATGCCTGTCTCGAAGTACCTGAGTAAGATCTTCCAATTCTTTTCTGAGATCTGACTCAAGTTCCCATGCAGAGCTTTCATCAAAATACCATCCATGTAACTCCTGTTGTGTAAGTATCTGTGCTACCTGATGCTCTAACGAGACCCATTCAGGTAAGGGTGAAAGTGGTCGCATAATTTCTTTGTTACTACAACGTCTTGAGCGCAATAATCTTCCATCTCTTGACTCCACTCGCTCCAATCACTCGTCTTACCAAAATCTCCTTTATACTCTCCTAATCTGTAGCCATAACTCTCTAAGCTATGTCTTCCATAAAGCTGTAGTGGCATATGTCTCCACTTATGCTTATGGTCTAAGTCATAGATGTTTGGGTGGTATAAACGTGAAAGCAGAAGAGTGTCAACAATACGAGAACTGGGAGTGAAATAGTTATATAGTTTGCTAATAGCTGGGAGGTCGAACCCAATAATATTGTGGCCGACGAGCGTATCTGCAACCAGTAACTTATTAATTCCTTCCGAGATGGAGTATTTGTTATTGTTCTTTTCATCGTTGTATGTTTCTATTTCATCTGTTGTAGAGTCATATATCGCCAAGCAATGAATACGTGTTAAATCATGTAGAAGACCATTGGTTTCAAGGTCAAATACAAGAGTCATTTCTTCTGCCACGTATATGTCTTGTCTACAAACTTGGCTTTCTTTTTTGCCGCCTCACTGGGTGGCTTAGGTTTATTTAATTTTGGTGGTTCCTTAGAATGTTTATACCAAGGATGCTCATACTCGCTATTTTCAAAAATCCGTGGTTTCGCTGGTCCCACGTAGAAAGGATGGTTCCGTAGTCTCATTCTCACTAAATCTGCAGTTGGATAAATCATATGTAAGTTCACTTGCAACGCCTACCTCGCCGCTGTATCTATTTTTCAAGACTCGTAAGGTAGTGCTGCTGTTTGTATCTTGTTGGTTTCTTTCGAGGGCTATTAAATTGTCACTTAATTGACTTATTGAAGATGATCCTTTCAATTGTCCTAAAGTCACACGTGCTCCCTCTTCGTGGTTTTTATCGTTTTGAGTACGTCTAAGGTGACTAACTAAGAAGAGATGTATTCCAGTACGTTCAACTAATGACCTTAAGTCAGTCATAGTTTTATCTATCATTCGACGTTCATCTCCATCTAATCCACTTAACAATATACTTAGGTGATCGAGGAATATAACGCGACACTCCAATCCACAGGCGAGATATTCGATGCGTGAATAAATGACTTGAGGATCAAAACTACCAAACCCGTCATAAAGGTAAAGATTCCAATTACCAATAGTGGATCTATATATATCTTCGAGTTCTTGTTTTTCATAACCTCCAAGATGTAATGGTTTGCCTACGGCTGTAGACATCAAGCCTAAAGCTGTTCTTCTGTTTGATTCTTCCAGAGCCAGATAGCCGACTTGCTCCCCTCGTTCGAGTAAGTAAGTTCCAAGCTGACGACAGAAGGAACTCTTGCCTGAGCCAGTCCCTGCAGTAATCGTAGTAAGCTCGCCGTATCTAATACCGTGTGTTTTGTGTTGTAATCCTCTGAATGGGTATTCATGGTTGCATGGTGGTTCGGGTGTAGTTACAAGTTCTAAGAGATCCTTACCATCTACTATTCCGTCTGGTCTGTAGGGTTTGGCATCCCATATCGCTTTTCTTATTGCTAGTGCATCATTTGCTTGCAGAGCTTCTGAAGCATCTTTATAGGATTCGAGCCTTGCAATTTTAACCTTCCCTGGTGGTAGTACGCTTGCAGCATCTTCCGCTGCTTTTCTTCCAGCCTCATCTCCATCAAAGAAGAGAATAATTTCCGCATAGCCTTGGAATAAATCGTATTGTTTTTGTATATCTTTTTTTGCACT